TCACCCGTCGCAGGCGCAGCCTTTGGGCTTCTTGCAGACGGCGTCTTTGGCAATGCAGCCATCACCGCATGCCTTACCCGATTTACAAACCTTGCAGCAGGTATAGCCCTGCAAAGCGCCTGCGCACAGAGGGGTGGCCGATGCGATCGGGGCTAGGGCACCCAATGCCAAGGCCAGCAAGACTTTCCTGAGCATTTCCATCCTCCCTAAAGGCGGCGAACCACCGCGATCACCCTGCCAATCACATGCAGCTCGCCGTCGACAGCGGTCTGGGGGCGCACCAGGTGATTGTCGCTGTGCATCTCCACGGTGCCATCAGGGCGGTGGCGGAGACGCTTGATCATGCCGATCTCGCCGTGGGTGAGCGCCCAGATGCCATCGTCCATGCGGGGTGTGTCCTGGGAGCGGTCGATCAGGATGATCTCGCCCGAGCGGATGGTCGGCTCCATGCTGTCGCCGTCGCCGATCGCCCAGAACAGGTGCCGCGGTGCGGTGCTGGTGATCGAGCGCAGCCAGGTGCGCGAGAATGGCCGGCGCTCGACCTCGACCGGTCCATCGGCGAAGGTGCCGCCCATGCCATAGCGCAGATCGATCTGGTCCAGCTCGACCGTATCGCCTTCACCCATCCGAGGCTGATTGAGATAATCGGGATGGGTGAAGGGGCGCTGCTTTTCTGCGACCGGCGCAACCGGCCAGTGCGGAAAGTCGGGAAAAGCGCCCCGGAGCTTCTCGATCGTGCTTAGGCTTAGCCTGGTTGTCGCTGTGCCGTTGAAATGCCGGTTGATCGTCGAAGATGCGAGGCCTGCGGCGCGGGCCACTTCGGCAGAAGTCTTGCCCGAATAGCGCACAAGCGTCCGGATCAGCTCCGCGTCCTGATCGAGTCCCTCCATAGGCACGCGCTACCACCCCGCCGATAGCATTCTAAATTGCAAAAATGCTATTGCAGGCGAGCATTATTGCTAATAATGCTATGCGCCTATGGACCAGCAATCGACCATCCGGGACATCGAGCGGCGCGCGAAAGCGGCCCGCGTCCCCATCGCGCAGCTCTGCCGCAGGGCGGGCATTCACCCGGTAACCTTCTTCAAGTGGCGTAAAGGGCCGAAGAATCCCGATCCGGTCGGAGCGAACTTCCATTCGATCGAGGCGCTCTATCGCGAGCTCGACAAGATCGATGCCGAGGACGCCGAGCGGCTTGCGGGCCGCGGGAAGGCGGTGGCGGCATGAGCGGCCTTGTCCACGAGACGCTCGCCGATTCCGGCTTTGCCGATCGCAGCATCCTGCCGGTGCTGTTGCGGCGCATTGGGCTGCGCGCGGCCGTTTCGGGTGCTCGCTCCTCAATCGAGACACTGGCGCACCTCCTCGACCAGCAGCGCGAGCCGCTGACCGGCGATGACGCGGCCCTGCTGCAAGAGCGCATCGGCCTGACCGCCTGCGATGAGGAGAGCTGTGTCGCTCGCGGCGCGATCCACCTGCGCGAGTGCAACCGCCTGCGCGAGGATGAGCTGCTGCAGGGCGTACACCTGGTCTCGCAGCTGCTGGATCGGATCGAGGTCGGCATTCGGCATGGGTTGTTCTCCTGTGCTGGTGAGCCGGAGGGTAAGCCCGCCTGCGATGCGGCGCATCGTCTAAGTGGGGGTGCGAAATGAGCGGTCGGGCGAAGCGCCACCCGCTGCTTCACGGTGCCGAGCTGATCGAGATCGCGCCTTCGGACGTAATGGTGCCGGAGCGGATCGGGTTCTACCACGAGGACAAGGCTGTGGCCCTCGGTCGCCTGCTGGCGGTCGACGGACAGCGCGATCCGATCAAGGTGACGCGCAACCTGCCTAGCAGGCCAATCGCCGACGTCGTCGCCGAGGGCAAGCAGCCGTGGAAGCTGGTCGTCGGTCGGCATCGCCTGAAGGGTGCCGAGATCGAGGGCATCACGATCTTTGCGATCGAGGTGAGCGGTCAGGCGGAAGACCTCGTTGATCTTGAGGCCTCCGAGAACCTCGATCGTCGTCCTCTGGGGCCGCTGGAGCGGGCCGCATTCACTGCGGCGATAGCGGAGGCCGCACAAAAGCGGCTTGCCCGTCAGCATGGCAACCTGTCCCAGCAGCAGTTGGCCATCAGGGCTCGTTGGGATCGGGTCAGGCACGGCGATGAAACTGCCGATCAGGCGCTCCAGCAGGAGACGCTCGATACGGCGGACACGATGTCCGCAGTATATGGATGGCAGGAATCGGTGGCGGATGCGCTTGGCCGTGACCAGCGGACGATCCGTCGCGACCTGACCCTCTATCGCCTCATCATCCAGCCTTTCCCCGACCTTGCCGAGGCGCTCGCGAAGCATCCGGTGGTGGGCGAGAACGGCAGCCAGCTGAAGGCGATCACGCAGGTGAAGGACGAGGGGCTGCGCCGCAAGGTGATCGAGCAGCTGCTCGCCGATCCCGAGATCGGGGTGGAGGATGCCAAGATCGCGGCGGGGCTGGAGGGCTTCCGGCCCAATGCGACGCCCGTTGCGCACCAGAAGCATGTCAACGCCATCATCGGCGGATGGGGGCGGCTCGACCTGACCCAGAAGCGGCAGTTTATCCCGCAGTTCGCGGCGCTGCTGACTCCTGATCTGAAGCGCGCGCTGCGTGACCGGCTCAACGAGGAGCTGGGCGAGTGAGGGGCGAAATTTCCTCCGGTCGGCACTCGAAGCGCCACCCGCTCGACTGGTATGTCGATGAAGCGTGGTGCGCCGAACAGCTGGCGATCGCGCTCGACGGCTTCGCGCTGGAGAAGGCCGAAGGGCTGGCGATCTGGGACCCGTGCTGCGGCATGGGCAACACGCTGCAGGCGGCGTATTCTCGCGACCTCCCATGCATCGCCACTGACCTGGTCGACAACCTAGCGTGGCATAACTTCCTGCGCGAGGACGTCCCGCCGCTGCACTTTGGGATCGAGGACTTCCTCGAAGCGAAGGGATGCTCTGCGCGCTGGAGCTTCGTCTTCAATCCGCCCTACAGCTACCGCAAGGGCATCCTCGAAGCCTTCGTCCGGCATGCGCTGGCACTGACCTCTCGCCGGGTCTGCATCCTCGTTCCCAGCAAGTGGCTCGCTTCGCAGGCGCGCTTCCAGCTCTTCACCGATTACCCGCCGCAGGCTGTGCTGCACCTCTGCCAGCGCCCGTCGATGCCGCCGGGTGACCGGATCGCGGCGATGGGGAGCCGCGCCTTCAGCGGCGGCATGGTCGATTACTGCTGGATCGTCTGGGACGTGAAGCGCCCGACTGCCCCCGGGCAGACGCGCACGATCTGGCTGCCGCCGCTGCACCGCAATTCCGAAATCCTGTCGCTCGAGGAGGTTCTCAATGCTTGACCGGCTGATCGACTGCGCACTGGCGGCGGTGGTTATCGCCATCGTGACGCCGGGCGTGATCTGGTGGCTGCAGACCATCGCCACGCTTGTCTGGGGGCCGCTTCCGTGAGCGCGGGCGTGCCTTCCGAGGAAGCGATCGCGCGCGAGATGCGCGAGACCGGCTTTGACCGTCTGCCGGCGATCCGCCGCATCCAGCAGCGCGCCGCGATCCTGCGCGAACAGCAGCGGGGTGAGCGATGATCAGCCTCACCCCGCGCCAGCAGGACGCCCTGCGCTTCATCATCGGCTTCAAGGAAGCCCGTGGGCACTCGCCCTCTTACCTCGAAATCGCGGATGGCATGGGCCTGAATGGCGATAGCGCCAAGAGTCAGATCCACCGGCTGCTGAGCGGGCTGCGCGAGCGTGGCGCGATCAGGCGCAAATGGTGCGCAGCGCGCGAGATTGAAGTGGTCGAAGCGATCGCGATTTCCCGCGCGCCCGATGGCGAGCCGCTCCACTTCGTGCGCGTGGGAGGGTTCGTCGCATGATCAGCCTCACTACCCGCCAGCAGGACGCGCTGCGATTCATCGCCGGCTACAAGGAGGCCTATGGCGTCCCGCCGGTGATGAACGAGATCGCCGAGGGGATTTCATGCCGCAGCGTGAATGCGGCGTTTCAGCTTGTGGACGGACTGGAGAGGCGCGGCGCGATCTCGCGCGTCAATGGACAGTGGCGCGGCATCGACGTGCTGCATCCGCTTCCCATCCCGCGCGCGCCGGACGGTGAGCCGCTGCACTTCATCCGCATCGGGGAGAGCGCGGCATGAGCTTCGAGAGCCCGACCAACGAATGGAACGAGCTGCAGGCCGCCCAGCGCAGCGAGGCCGAGCTGGAGCGCATCATGCGCGAAGGCGCGCCCCGCGTTTCCGCGCGCGAGCTGGAGATGGCGCGGCGCGATGCGCTGCGGGCGATGGTCCACGGCCTGCCCGATCCGCGCGACGTCGCCCGCACGCTCGAGACCGCCCACCCCGAAGCTGCCGAGGTGCTGCGCCAGGCATGGATCAGCAGCAAGCAGCCCTACGCCCGTTGCTGGCGGGTGGCCGATTGCGAGCACACGCCGCTGCTGCGCTCGCTCGGGCTGGTCGGGTGGATCGGGAAGGATCGCAACATGGGCTGCGCGGTCGGCGGGTTCGGCCTGCAGGTCCGCCGTCTGATGGTCGCCGACATCGATGACGAAGGGGAAGAGTGATGCCGCGCTTCGCTTCCAAGGCCGAATACTACCGCCACCATCGCAAGGTGATGGAGCTGGCGCAGGAGATGGGCGTCACGCCGATCGAGGCCGAGGCGCGGATGAAGGTCGTGGAGGCGCGCGAGAAGCACCGCGCCAAGATGGCGCGCCGCGGGCTGCGATCGGCCCTGCCGCCGCTGAGCCTGACCGGCGAGCCGCCGCGCGAACCCGGCTTCGAGGACTTCGATGCCCGCTGGATGATGAGGAACTGAGCGATGGTCGCCTATTCCTTCGCCCCGCAATTCGTCGCCCCGATCGAGGCACGCACCAAGATTCAGACGGTGCGCGGCCATCGCCGCCGCCATGCGCGCGTCGGCGAACCGATCCAGCTCTACACCGCGATGCGCACCAAGCAGTGCCGCAAGCTGGTCGAGCCCGACCCGATCTGCATCCGTCTCTGGGACATCCGGATTGTTGTTGATCCCGCAGAGCGTCGCCTGATCTCCCACATGGAGATCGAGGGTATCTATCAGTCCCCTTGGGACGTCGAAGCCTTCGCCAAGCGCGACGGCTTCGTCGCCGACGCCGACCATTCAGCGGCGTGGCGGATGGGCGAGTTCTGGCTCAAGTCGCACCCTGCCGGCGATGATGGCCGCATCGACTTCAGCGGCGTCGTGATCCGCTGGGAGTGGCCGTCATGAGCCTCGGCCCCCTCACCAAGGTCGAAGTGACCCCGACGCCCGGTGTGATCGCCGAGTTGCGCGAGCTGTTCTACCTCCCGCCCGAGGGCGAGCCGTCGCTGGTCGGTTATTACGACCGCAAGGGCAAGCTGCGCCGCATCCGCGCCACCTATCCGGATGGCTGGGTGATGCAGGTCAACATCAACGCGGGCGGTTACGTTACCAGCTCGCGCGCGTCGCTGAAGCTGCCGACCATCAAGATCGGGGGCAAGCCGCAATGAGCTACTGGCGCGCCCGTGCACGTGAAGAGATTGCCAAGGCGGTCGCCGATCTGCCCGCCGACGCCACGCTCGATCAGCGCCAGAAGGCCCTGCGCGGCAAGGGCTTCAGCGGTGGCTGGGCGCAGAAGGCGTGGATCAAGGAACGGCGCGCCTACCTCGAACAGCACGGCCTCCCGCCGCGCCCTGGCAAGCCGCCGGTGTTCCCCGATCACGTCCACTTCCCGTTTCGAGGGGAGGGCCATGCCCAAGGCTAAGCCCCATCCCGGCCAGCTCGGCTTCGACTTCGCCGCCCCGGCTCCCCGCAAGGGTGTCGCGGAGCTGGCGGGGCTGGAGCGGCGCATCAACGCGCTGGTCGGCACCGTGCTGGCCAGCGATCCGCGCCCGCGCGAGGTGATCGCGGCCGAGATGAGCGTGCTGCTGGACGAGCCGATCAGCCGCGCGATGCTCGACGCCTATTCCAGCCCCGCGCGCCACGAACACAAGGTGCCGGCCTCGCGCCTGTTCGCGCTGCTGGCGGTGACCGACCGGCAGGATCTGCTCGATCCCATCATGCGCGAAATCGGCGCGGCGCTGCTGGTCGGCGACGAGGTCAAGACCGCGCGCCTCGGCCACCTCGAACAGATGAAGAAGCGGATCGAGGCCGAGATGCGCGAGCTGCGCGCCGGTGCGCCGGAAATCAGGGAAGGCAACGACTGAAATGGCCACGAGCCCCAAGAACCTGATCCCCGAAGAAGCCGATACGTGGTTCACCGCGGCCGAGCTGGCCGATCTGGCGCTGCCCGGGCTGCCCGCCGACAAGCGCGGCATCAACCGCCGCGCCGATGCCGAGCGGTGGGCCTCGCGCCTCGGCCCCGACAATCGCCTGCTGGTGCGCACCCGCAAGGGCCGCGGCGGCGGGGTGGAGTTCCATGCCAGCCTGCTGCCCGGCGAGGCCCGGATCGAACTGGCGCGGCGCGGCATCATGCGCCCGCGCCCCGAGCTGCCCACTGCCCAGACCACCGCCTGGAGCTGGTACGATTCGCAATCCGCCAGCGTGAAGGCCGAGGCCGAGCGCCGCCTTGCCGTGGTGGGCGAAGTCCAGCTGCTGGCCGAGGCCGGCACCACCAAATCGGCAGCGGTCGCCGCCGCCTCCGCCACCCACGGCGTCGGGCAGGCGACCATCTGGAACTGGCTGCGCCTGATCGACGGGCTGCCGCGCGCCGACTGGCTGCCCGCGCTCGCCCCGCGCCGCAAGGGCGGCGGGGCCGAGGCCGAAATCCACCCCGATCTGTGGGAAGCCTTCAAGTCGGATTACCTGCGGCCCGAACAGCCGACGCTGACCAGCGTCTATCGCCGGGTCGGCCGGATCGCGGCTGCCAGCGGCCTCTCGATGCCGTCCGAGCGCACCTTCAGGCGGCGTCTGGAGCGCGAGATCGAGCCCGAGCTGCTGGTGTTGCGCCGCGAAGGGGCCGAGGCGCTGCGCCGCGCCGTCCCCGCCAACCGCCGCACCGTCGCCGATCTGCAGGCGATGGAACTGGTGAACATCGACGGTCACAAGTTCGACGTCTTCGTGCGCTTGCCGGACGGGCGGATCGTCCGCCCGATCATGGTGGCGATCCAGGACATCTTCAGCCGCAAGATCCTCGCCCACCGCATCGGCACCGAGGAAAGCGCGATCCAGACGCGCCTCGCCTTCGCCGATCTGTTCCGCGACTGGGGCATCCCCGGCGGGGTGGTGCTGGATAATGGCCGCGCCTTCGCCAGCAAGTGGATCACCGGCGGGGCCAAGAGCCGCTTCCGCTTCAAGATCCGCGAGGAGGAGCCGACCGGCCTGCTCACCGGTCTCGGCATCAAGATCCACTGGGCGCTGCCCTATCGCGGCCAGTCCAAGCCGATCGAGCGCGCCTTCTGCGACATGTGCAACGATATCGCCAAGCACCCGGCCTTCGCGGGTGCCTACACCGGCAACAACCCGATGGCGAAGCCCGAGAATTACGGTTCCAAGGCCGTCGATTGGGAGCGTTTCAAGGAGGTGGTGGCCGAGGAGCTGGCCGAGCACAACGCCCGCGCGGGTCGCCGCACCGAAACCGCGCAAGGGGCCAGCTTCGACGAGGTGTTCGCCGCCAGCTACGCCACCGCGCCGATCAGCAAGGTGGTGGATCCGGCGGTGATGCGGATGGCGCTGCTCGCTGCCGATCAGAAGCTGATCAATCGCCAGACCGGCGTGATCGAGCTGGAGGGCAACCGCTACTGGCACCCGAACATGTTTGCCCTGCGCGGCGAGCGGGTGACGGTGCGCTTCGATCCCGAGAACCTGCACACCTCGATCCACCTTTACGACCTGCAGGGCCGTTACCTGATGGAAGCGATGCTGCTGGCCGACACCGGCTTCCGCGACAGCGCCGGGGCGAAGGAAACCGCCAAGCGCGCCGCCAACGTCAAGCGCCGCGCCAAGGAGCTGGAAGCGGCCGAGCGCCTGCTTTCGCCGGACGAGGTTGCCGCGCTGCAGGCCGGATCGGCCCCCGCTGCCAAGCCCGAGCCGCGTGTGGTTCGCCCGGTGCGTCACGCCGCCGCCAGCGCGCGTGATGAAGCCCTGAAACCCGCTGCAGATGCCTCTGAGAAGGGGCTGACCGTGATCGAGCGGATGCGCATCGGCCGCCAGAAAATCGCGGCCGCGAACAGCTGAAAACCCAAGGAGGAAACGGGACGATGATCAACGTGAAGGACTTGCCGGTCGACGTCGAGGAGATGCGGCTGTGGCTCAACGGCTACCGCGAACTCAGCGATCCGCCGCTGCCGTGGAGCAAGCTTGCTCAGGAAAGCGGCATTCCGCTCGGCACCATCACCACCTTCGCCGCCGGCACCTATGGCGCGAAGGACGGCGGCAGCAATGTCGCGCGCAAGGTGTTCCAGTTCCGCCAGTCGGTCGAATCGCAGTCGATGCGGCAGGCCCGGCTGCCCGAGAACCCGGGCTATTTCGACACCCGCACCAGCCTTCGCATGATGGAGCTGCTGGAGATCGCCCATTCGGGCCGTATCACCGTGATCGGCACCGGCCCCGGCACCGGCAAGACGATGACGATCAACGAATATGCCGAGCGCGCCGGGCCGGTGTGGAAGGCGACCATGAAGCCTTCGGCGATCAGCCTGCACGCGATGATCCGCGAGGTGCAGAAGGCGCTGGGGATCGAGCCGCGCCGCCTCTCCACCGCCGATGCCTCGGCACTGGTGCTGCACCGCATGACGGGTCGCCGCGGCCTGCTGGTGATCGACGAGGCCAACTGGCTGTCGCTCGAGGCGATCGAGGAGCTGCGCAACTGGCACGATGAAACCGGCGTCGGGATCTGCCTGCTCGGCAACGAGGAGCTGGTCCAGTCGATCAAGACCGGGCGCAAGCGCGACCAGCTGGCCCGCCTGCTCAGCCGCATCGCCAACATGCACGAACAGCGCATCCCGCTGGACGAGGATGTGATCGCCTTCTGCGATGCCTGGGGGATCGAGCAGCCGGACATCCGCCGTTACCTCGTCAACATCGCCACCACGCCCGACAGCGGGGGGCTGCGCGAATGCAAGCAGCTGGTGGAAGCCGGATCGATGCTCGCCGCCGCCGACGATCGCGGCCTGTCGATCACCGATCTGCGCGACGCCCAGAGCGAACGCGCCACGCGGTGGATCAAGGCATGAGCGGCCTGCGCGAAACCATCCGCTGGGCGGCGGCGCGGTTTGATGCCGTTCACGGGCGCGGCGCGGCCGAGCGCGAGCTTCGGCTGATGATCATCCTGATCCCTGTCGCGCTGATCGCCTTTGCCACCATCGCCGCCATCACAGGAGACGCATGATGGGCCTTGCCCTGCACAAAACCGCCGCGCCGGCACAGTTCGACCGGTCGGCCAGTCATCGCCGGTCGATGATCGCCAAGATCCATGTCGCCAAGAAGCAGCTGGCGCTGGCCGATGACGATTATCGCCAGATCCTGCTCGACGTTGCCGGCCGCACCAGCTCGGGCGACTGCACCGATGCCGAGCTGGAGAAGGTGATCAAGCGGTTCGAGCAGCTCGGCTTCAAGCCGATCCACAAGAATGCCCAGTCCGCCCGCCCGGCGCAGCACCCCGTTGCCCGCAAGGCGCGGGCGCTGTGGATCAGCCTTTACCACCTCAATGCGGTGCGCAGCCCGGACGAGAAGGCGCTGGAAAGCTTCGCCAAGCGCCAGCTCGGTTGCGAGCGGCTCGTCTGGGCCAACCAGTCGCACGGCTACCGCCTGATCGAGGCGCTGAAGGCGATGGCCGAGCGTCACGGCTGGGCGCAGACCGATGCGCACGGCCACGCCATCAGCGTGATGAAGCTGCGCGAGGGCCTGTGCGAGGCGATCCTCGCCAGGCTCAAGGCCGCAGGCGAGGTGCCCGCCGACTGGACCATCGACATTGCCGCCTTCCGCTTGTGCGGCATCGAGCCGGGCGCGAACGGCCCGATCACTGCCGAGGGATACGACAACATCGCCCACGCCCTGGGCAGGAAGCTGCGCGCAGCGGGAGGTGGGGAATGAAGCGTTTCTGGATCCGTTGGTGGATCAACGCGCCCGAAGGCATTGCGGCCGCTCAAGGCATGGCCATCGGCTCTCTGATCGCCTTGGCTGTCGCAGCTGCGTTGGAGAAGTTGCTGTGAACGCCCCCGCCACCCTGATCCGCCCCGCACCGCTCTGCTACCACGAGGGCGAGGTCAACCGCTGCCCGCAGTGCACGAACAAGGCCTGGCATGTCGGCCGGGTCACCGCCGAATGTTCGCACTGCGGCCACCCGTTGCCGCTCGCCCAGGCGGTGATCTCCGGCGCTCCGGCGGAGCAGGCCGAGCACTGATGTCAACGCCCGAGCCGTTCCGCAGCAACCGCTGGTTCCGCCAGGTCTCCGCGCCCGAGCTGGTCGGCGCGGCTGCCTTCGGGCGCGCCGGCATCAACGCGGGAAGAGCCAACCGAGAAATCCGCCGCCGCGCCGCGCTGGCGGGGCTTTCCGTCGACCAGTGGCTGCGGCTGGTCGGCTGATGACCACCCCCGCCGCCCCGCTGCCCCAGGTGCTCGAGGACATCGCCCGGATCGCGGGCGAGGAAGCGGCGCGGCGCGTGGCCGGGGCGGTTGGCGGGACGCGGGTCTACATTCCCCCGCAGCCCGGGGCTGACCACTGGCTGTCCCGCCTGATCGGGCAGGAAGCCGCCCGCAAGGTCGCCGATCACTTCACCGCCGGACTGGCCGGGGCGCGGATCGACATTCCGCTCGGCGACACCGGCTTCGTCGCCAGCCAGCGCGCCCGGATCGACGCGATGATCCTTGCCGGACGGTCCGAACGTGACATTGCCCGCGCCTGCGGATACACGGATCGCGGCGTCCGCAAGCGCCGTGCGCGGCTGAAGGCGGCGCGCGAGTCGCGGCAGGGCAGCCTCTTCGGCGACTGATCCGGCCCAGGGGCAGGAACGCGTTCCGGGGCGCGAGCAACCCCGATTTCCACCATCCAGCGGTGCCATGACCACCGCTCTTCTCTCCGAACGTACCATGCTCGAGATCGCCGAGCACGAGGGGCTTGTGCTCGAGGCCTATCTCGACAGCGTCGGCTTTTGGACGTGGGGCTTCGGCGTGACCGATGCCAGCGGGCACAAGGTTGGCCGCTATCGCCGCAACCGTTCCACCGTCGAGCGCGCGGTCGAGGTCTTCGAGTGGCTGCTGCGCACCAAGTACCTGCCCGAAGTGCTGGCCGCCTTCAAAGGCCGCGAGCTGAGCGAGGCGCAGCTGGCCGCCGCACTATCGTTCCACTGGAACACCGGCGCGATCGGGCAGGCCGAGTGGGTGCAATCCTTCCTGCTCGGCCGCCGCGACAAGGCGTGGATCGAATTTCTCAACTGGTCGCGCCCGCGCGAAATCATCGCCCGCCGCAAGGCCGAGCGCGACCTGTTCTTCGACGGGCGCTGGAGCGGCGACGGCGTGGTGCTGACCTACGAACAGGTGCGCGCCAACGGAACCATCGTCTGGTCGAGCGCGCGCCAGATCGACATCCGCGACGAGGTCCGCGCCGCGCTCGCCCGGAATGCGGGGGCTGCTATCTGATGTGGCTGGCGCTGAAACTGCTCGCCTCAGGCGCGCTCGAGGGGCTTCTGAAGGGCCTCTCGGCGGCGCTTCGGTGGCTCACCGGGGACTGGCGCAATCTCGCGCTGGCAATCGGCTGGCCCTGCCTGCTCTGGTCGCAGCTGCTCACCGTGCCCGGCCTCAAGGCCGATCTGGCCGACACCCGGGCCAGCCTTGCCGCCGAGCAGGCCGCCCACCTCGGCACCGTCAACGCTTTCCTCGCTGCCTCGAAGCAGGCGCAAGAAGACGCCGAGGCCAATGCCCAGCGGGTCGCCCGCGAACAGGAGATCATCACCGATGCGATCGTCACTGACTACCGCGGCGACCTTGCTGCTTTGCGCGCCCGCTTTGACCGCCTGCGGGCGCGAGACGCGGCCCGAGCCGATCCCGGCCGTGCCGACGCAGCTGGTCTGTCCAGCCTTTCCCACGCCCCCGGCCGAGCTGATGCGGCCGCCGGTGAAGCTGGACTTCCTGCCGCCGGAGAGCTCGCCCTCGACGACGCGCTGATCGCATCCGAACAGGCGCTCCAGCTGCAGGCGCTGATCGACTGGGTGAACGCCCAATCCGCCGTCCGCTTTACCCCCGAGGTGCCCCGTGATGAGTGAGGAGCGCGGCCTTGAGCGCGCCGAGGATTTCCAGCGCCAGCAGGACGAGCTGCGCGTCGCGCGGATCCGCGCCAGCCTGGACGGCGAGGGCGACGTGATCTGCCGCGACTGCGGCGACCCGATCGAGGAGGAGCGGCGCAAGGCCATGCCTTCGGCCACGCGCTGCTTCCCGTGCCAGAACATCGTCGAGCGCCAGCGGAAGGGGTTGCGATGATCCTCCACCTTTCCGAGCCGCTGTCCTTCTCCAAGTTCCTCAGCCTCTGGCTGCCGACGCTGGCGGTCGCGGTGGTGGTGCCGGATGTCCAGACCCCGCTTGGCGATCGCTTCCTGATCGACGTGCAGGGCCTGCCGGTGCCGGTGGTGACCTGCGTTCTCGGGCTGGTCGGCATCCTCGCCTCGCGCCCCTTCACCGTCCGCGCCGAAGCCGACCTGGGCTGGCCGCTGCGCCTGCTGGTCAGCTTCATCATGCTGGTGATGGTCGAGCTGTGGATCATCGAGAGCCGCCCCGGCTGGCTGTTCGCCTTCGTCGTCGCCATCGGCCTCGGCTTCTCGGGATATTCGCTGCTCGAGCTGTTCGGCGAGCAGATCAAGGACTTCGTGCGCCGCGCCTTTGCCTCGGCCACTTCCACTATCAAAGGACCAGACGGCCAATGAGCCCCGGAAACATCCTCGAGCTGCTGATCATCCTCGTGATCGTGATCGGCATCGGCGCAGCCATCTGGCGCGGCGGCGCGCGCAACCCGGTCGGCACTGGCGGGCTGGACAAGAAGCTGACCGCGATCGGCAGCGACGTGACCGGCCTCAAGCGCAGGGTCGGCGCGATCGAGAAGAAGGTCGAGGAGGAAACCGCCAGCGTGGACGATATCCGGCGGCTGGAGGAAAAGCTCGCCAAGCTGGGCGAGACCCTGCCCGACATCGAGGCGCGCCAGCGCGCGCTCGCCGATCGCATGGCCGAGCACCAGCGCCAGACCGCCGAGACCGCCACCACCGTCAAGCACATCGATAAGCAGGTCGACCGGATCTACCAGGTGCTTGTTCCCAAGGGGATGGAGAGATGAGCTTCGCTGCCAACCTTGCCGAAGGCGTCGCGCAGGAAGCGCGGCTGGCCATCCTGCGGGCGCTCGCCGCCCAGACCGACGGGCGTCTGTCCGACATCCTGCTGAAGCGCACGCTCGACATCTACGGCTATCGCCGCGATCGCGACTGGATTCGCACCCAGCTGCGCAAGCTGGCCGATCTGGGCGCGGTGAGCCTGTCGGAAAGCGGCGAGGTGCTGTTCGCGCTGATCGAAGGGCCGGGCCGCGATCACCTTGAGGAGCGCAACGTCATCGAGGGCGTGATGCGCCCGAGCGAGATCCGCTGACATGGCGCGGCCGAAGCGCAAGGAGGGCCGCGGGCACCTGTCGTCGATCGACATGCTGCCCGACGAGGCCGAGGGCGCGATCGTCTGGGCCAACGAGCAGCTGCGCGAGCGCCGCCTGCCCAGCGCCGTAATCCTTGCCGAGTTCAACGAGCGGCTCGCCGACCTTGGCCTCGCCCCGATCAGCAAGAGCGCCTGGGGCCGCTATGCCGTGCGCAAGGCGATCCAGTTCCGCCGCCTCGACGAGATCCAGCGGATGGGCGGCGAGCTGGCCCGCACGATGGATGCCAAAGCCCCGGACGAGGTCACCGTCGCGGTCGCCGAGTTGCTGAAGGTGGCGATCTTCGAAATCCTCGAGGACGGGCAGGTGTCCGCCGCCGGCATCATGCAGATGAGCCGCGCGCTGCAATCGGTGGTCAGCGCCCAGAAGACCTCCGCCGAATATCGCGAGCGGCTGGAGAAGGAAGTGCAGGCCCGCCTGACCGAAGCGGCGGCCAAGGTCGGCAAGCTGCAGAAGAAGGGCGTCTCGCCCGAGGCAATCGCCGAGATCAACCGTGCGCTGATGGGGCAGGGCTGATGGGTAACGCCCGCTGCATCCCCGCCAACCCGGGCGCGATCTTCCTGCCCTACCAGAGCCGGTGGATCGCCGACGAATCGCGGCTGAAGCTGATCGAGAAGTCGCGCCAGATCGGGCTGAGCTGGGCGACGGCCTATGCCGGGGTCTCGCGCACCGCGCTCGCCACCGCGCGGTTCGACCAGTGGGTGAGCTCGCGCGACGATATCCAGGCGCAGCTGTTTCTCGAGGACTGCAAGTTCTGGGCGGGCAACCTGTCGATCGCGGCCGAGGACCTTGGCGAGCAGGTGCTCGATCCGCGCGATCGCCAGACCGCCTATGTCCTGCGCTTCGCCAGCGGGCGGCGGATCAATTCGATGTCCTCCAACCCCAATGCGCAGGCCGGCAAGCGCGGCGGGCGCATTCTCGACGAGTTTGCGCTCCACCCCGATCCGCGCAAGCTGTGGACCATCGCCTATCCCGGCATCACCTGGGGCGGCTCGATGGAGCTGATCAGCACCCACCGCGGCAGCAACAACTTCTTCAACCAGCTGGTCCGCGAGATCCGCGAGCAGGGCAATCCCAAGGGGATCAGCCTGCACACCGTCACCCTGCAGGACGCGCTCGATCAGGGCTTCCTGTGGAAGCTCCAGCAGTCGCTCGCCGCGGAGGATGAGCGGCAGGCGATGGACGAGGCTGCCTATTTCGACTTCATCAAGTCGGGCGCGGCGGACGAGGAAAGCTTCCAGCAGGAATACATGTGCCGCCCGGCCGATGATGATGCGGCGTTCCTCGAGTACGATCTGATCGCCCGGTGCGAGTATCCCGCCGGCACCGATTGGGAGGAGATCGAGGACGGCACCCTGTTCCTCGGGATCGATATCGGCCGCAAGAAGGACCTCACCGTCCTCTGGCTGCTCGAGAAGCTGGGCGACGTGTTCTACACCCGCCGCGTCATCACCTTGCAGAACATGACCAAGCCCGATCAGGAGAAGGTGATCTGGCCTTGGATTGCGCAGGTGCTGGCGAGCGGTGGCCGGGTGGCGATCGACAACACCGGGCTCGGCATCGGCTGGGTGGACGATGCCCAAGCGAAATTCGGCAAGTACCGGGTCGAGGGCGTCAACTTCACCGCGCAGTCGAAGGAGGCGCTGGCCTATCCGGTGCGCGGCACGATGGAGGATCGCCGCCTGCGCATCCCCTATGATCCCAAGGTGCGCGCCGATCTGCGCAGCGTCACCAAGCAGGTGACCGGCGCGGGCAACATCCGCTTCACCGCCGAGCGCACGCCCGATGGCCACGCCGACCGCTTCTGGAGTCTGGCGCTGGCGATCCACGCCGCGAGCGACGGCAAGGCCGCGCCCTGGCGGCCGGTCGCCAGCAACCGCACGCCGCAGGGCGACGTCCTCGACCTCGATGCAAACTGGATCCCGGCATGAAGACTGGCACGCATAACCTTGGCCGCAACAACGCTGGCCAGCTGGTGATCGCCAAGGTCGGCGAGGGCGGCCTGCGCCTCCACGTTGGCGCGACCAGCGCCATGCTGTCCGAGGAGAATGTTCAATCGCTGAAGGAAGTGCTGGCATGAGCATCTGGACCAAGGCGCTCGCCCGCGTCACCACCTCGCTGACCACCATGCGCCACGCCGCGCAGTCGCTGTTCTTCGGCGGGCTGCTGAAGCGCACCCGGTTCGATTACGCCCGCGAAGTCGGCGACATGCTCGATGCGAGCGTGGTGATGGCCCCGATCATGTGGCTGCAGCGCGCGCTGCCCGAAGCGACCCTCGCGATGCGCGATCGCCAGAAGGGCGGGAAGCTGGAGCGGGTCGAGGAGCATCCGCTGCTCGAGCTGATCCGCAATCCGAACCCGTTCTACGGCGACATCGCCCTGTGGGCGGCGACGATCCTCAGCTATGCGACCGATGGCAATGCCTACTGGGTCAAGGTGCGCAACACCGCCGGCGAGCCGGTCGAGCTGTGGTATGTCCCGCACTGGCTGATCGAGCCCAAGGCGGGCCTCGACGGGACCGAGTTCCTCTCGCACTACGAATACACCCCCGGCACCGGCTATGGCCGCTTCCCGCTGGCGGTGGAGGACGTCATCCACTTCCGCCACGGCCTCAACCCGCGCGATCTGCGCCGGGGCCTGTCGCCGCTGCAGGGCGTGATCCGCGAGATCTTCGCCGATCTCGAAAGCTCCAACTTCGTCGCCAGCCTGCTCAAGAACATGGGCGTGCCCGGCGTGATCATCAGCCCCAAGGGCGGGGCGATGCCGACGCCCGAGGATGTCGCGGCGACCAAGGCGTGGTTCCAGCAGAACTTCAGCGGCGACGGGCGCGGCAGCACGATGGTGATGGGGTCGCCCACCGAGGTCAGCCAGTACGGTTTCAACCCGCAGCAGATGGAGCTGAGCGGCGCGCGAGACGTCGCCGAGGAACGGGTCTGCGCGGCGCTGGGCATCCCGGCCGCCGTCGTCGGCTTCGGCGCAGGTCTGCAGCAGACCAAGGTCGGCGCGACGATGGAGGAGCTGCGCAAGCTCGCCTGGCACAACGGCGTGCTGCCGCTGGGCCGCGCGCTGATCGACGAGCTGCAGCGCAGCCTGCTGCCCGATTTCGCCGCGCGCGATCGCCGCCGGCTGGAGCTGTTCTGGGACACCGACGATGTGCTCGCCCTGCAGGAGGACGAGAACCGCGCCACCGAGCGCAAGCTGGGAGAGCTGAAGGCCGGGGCGATCACGCTCTACGACTATCTCACCGAGACCGGGCGCGAGGCGGACGAAAGCCACAAGTACTACCTGCGCCCGATCGCGCTGATGGAGGTGCCGATCGCCGAGGCCGGGAAGCCGCGGCGGGCGCTGCCTGACCAATCTTCGGACGCCCGAAATATGGTCGATCCTGCCGCCGATCCCCAGCTGCCGCCGCCCGCGAAGGCTCTCCCCGCGCCGGAGAGCAAGGCCGCCAATCCGCTGGAGGACTATCTCCCTGCCGATGCCCGGGCCGCCAGCCCCGAGGCGATCGAGCGCGCCGAACGCTTTGCCCTGATGCTGCGCGCCGAGGAGCGCGTCGATCGTGAAGAGTTTACCAGGGCGCTGCAGCCGCTGTTCGAAGGCTGGGGCGACACGGCGGGGCGGATCGCGCTCGATGTCCTCCGGGCGCGCGGCGAGAAGGCGTTCGGTGAAAAGGCCGATCCCAACCCCGAGCTGATCAACCAGATCATCGATCTGCTCAATATCGAGGCATGGGAGCAGGGGCTGTCGTCCCGCTACCAGTCGCAGTATCTCGGCATCGCCCGCAAGGTCGCCGCCAGTCTGGAAGAGGCAGGCTTCGGCACCGGCCTGCCCGATCCGGTGATGCGCCAGATCATCGCTGCCGGCGGCACCCGCGCCGGGCTGGTCGACGTGCCGGCGCAGACCCGGCAGGCGATCTTCGATGCGCTGGCGGAAGGCCGCACCCTGGGCGAGGGCGCGCAGGCGCTGGCCAACCGCATCGCCAACAGCGTCGAGGGCGGGCACTGGGGCAACGCGGAAACCCGCGCCCGCGTGATCGCCCGGACCGAGACCAAGTTCGCGCAGAACCTCTCGACGCTGGAGGCCGGCCGCGCCGCCGGGGTCGAGGAATACGTGATCTTCGACGGCCGCTTCGGCGAGCCGCGATCCGAGCTCAGCCACATTGCCCGCGACGGCAAGATCGTCTCGGCCGAGGACGCCCGGATCATGGCCGAGAACATGCGGCCCAACTGCACCCTTTCCTTCGCACCCCACTTCAGCCTTTGAGGACCAGTCCGATGTACACAAAGATGATGACCATCACCGAGATGGGCGACGCCGGCAAAGGCCTCGCCCTGATCGCCAACCTCGCCGATGTCGATCATGACGGCGACACCTACGAGCCGGGCGCTTTCAACTGGAAGGAGCAGTGGTGCCCGCTGCTCTCGGCGCACGATCGCAGCCGGATGCAGTTCGGCAAGGCGCGCGTGTTCGAGGAGGGCGACAAGGCCTATGCCGAGCTGCACCTCAACCTCGGCACCCAGGCGGGGCGCGAGTGGCACGAGGCGCTGAAGTTCGATCTGGCCACCGGCAACCCGGTGCAGGAATGGTCCTACGGCTACGACGTGCTCGATGCCGATTACCAGATCCGCGGCCAGAGCGGCCGGGTGCGGCGGCTGAAGCGGCTCGACGTTCACGAGGTCTCGACCGTGGTGCGCGGCGCGGGGCGGGGCACCGGCACGCTGAGCATGAAGGCGCTGAAGGACGCCGCCTTCGCTCCGCTGATCGGCGGGCTGGGCGAGCTGGCCGATGCGCTGAAGGGCGATCCCCAGTCGCTGACCGCGACCGGGCGCAAGCAGCTCGAGCAGATCCATGCCGAGCTGGGTAAGGCGCTGACCCCGGCCGACCCTGACGCGGAGGCCAAGGCGATCGCCGCGATCGACAACGAGCTGGCGGTCCACCTGACCCGCAAAGAGCGGCTGAAATTCGGACGGGCCTAGGAGCCGCCAGAAAGCCCCAGAATTGTTCCGAGGCCCGTCCCCCGCCAAAAATCGGGTGACGGGCTTCTTATGGCCTCTGAAATCGCCGCTAAGGGGGTTTTGAGATCGGGGCCGATCCCGGGAACGTCAGCCGTGCCGCTCCAGCACCTTTTCAACCGCCGCGCGCAGCTCCAGCCAGCGGACGCGCTCGTCCGGCTTGAACTCGGGGAAGTCCTTCACCCGGTCGAAGGCAGCGCGCAGGCGCTCGATCTCGTCGCTCACCGGCACCAGTCCTTCCGCCTGGGCCAGCGGGTCGCGAGCTGCTCGTCGATCAGCTGCTCGCCGATGCCGTCGACCCTGGCGAGCGTGCGGCCGTATCGATCGGTCCCGGTGCGCTCGATCGTGATGCGCTGCCTGTTCAGCAGAACAACCAGTCGATCGCGCGCCCGGACCGCCAGCTGGCGCTCCTGCTCGCAGCGCCCGCGAATTTCGGGCGCGTCGATTTCGGCGATGCGGATCTTCTCGCCGCGCCACCAGAAGGTGTCCCCGTCGACCACGCAGGTCTGGCGCGGCCCGTGCGGCGGGCAGACGGCGATCGCGGCGGCGGCTGTCAGGGTGAGGAACATGTCGCCGCCCTAGCAGCGCGGCCCGCAATTGCCGAATCGAGATCGAACCGCTAGGCAGCAGACATCTCCACATCGGCGGCAATCCACGGCGACCGGAACGCGTTCCGGGGCGAGCGGGCGCGTTTGTGCCGCCATTAGGTCTCCACCGGTTTCATCCGCCGCACCGTGCGGCGCGAGCCAAGTGGAGATGACGACATGTCCGATATCAAGAACCTCAGCCGCAAGGAGGCCGAGGAAAAGCTCCAGACCCGTCAGGCGGATCTGGCGAAGGTGTTCGAGGCGGCCAAGACCGACGACGGCCGTTACGATTACAGCAAGGCGATCAGCCTGTTCCCCGAAGTGAACGACAGCATCGGCGTGGCCGAGAAGGTCAAGGCGCTCAACGCCGAGGCCGACGAGCTGGCCAAGCACTGCGAGACCTTCCACGAAGCCGACAAGGCGGCGGCGGCGATGGATGCGCGCGGCAAGGCGCGCGGCGGCTTCATCCATCCCGGCCAGGGCGGTCAGGGCGGTCAGCCCGCCAACCGCGGCCAGTTCAAGTCGCTCGGTGACGCGGTGGCCGAGGCCAAGGCGTTCAAGGCCTGGCACGCCAACAACCGCGGCGGCGGTTGCGACATCGACATCGACATGCTGCCGTCCGATTTCCTCGCCAAGGCGCGCGCCTTCGCCACGATCGGCAACAAGACGCTGATGACCACCGCAGCGGGCTTTGCCCCGGAAAGCATCCGCCTGCCCGGCTTCGTCGAGGCGGTGTCCCGTCCGATCCAGCTGCTCGACATCCTGCCGATGGGTTCGACCAGCCAGGCCGCCGTGCCCTACATGGAAGAAACCACCCGCACCCACGCGGCGGCCGAGACCGCCGAGGGCGGCACCTTCGCCGAGAGCACCTTCGCCTTCACCGAGCGCAGCGTGAACGTGGCCAAGATCACCGACAGCGTGCCGGTGACCGACGAGCAGCTCGAGGACGTCGCGCTGGTCGAAAGCTACATCAACGGTCGCCTCGGCTTCGGCGTGCGCCAGCGGCTCGACGGGCAGTGTCTGGTCGGCAACGGCAGCGCGCCGAACATGCGCGGCATCCTCAACACCTCGGGCATCCAGACCCAGGCGAAGGGCGCCGATGCGGCGATGGATGCGCTCTACAAGGCGATGACCAAGATCCGCGTCACCGGCCGCGCGATCCCGACCCACCACAACATCCACCCGAACGACTGGCAGGACATCCGCCTGACCAAGACGTCGGACGGCATCTACATCTTCGGCTCGCCGACCGATGCCGGCCCGGATCGCCTGTGGGGTCTTCCGGTCATCCAGAACGACGTGCTGACCGAAGGCACCGCGCTGGTCGGCAGCTTCGATCCCAGCTGGATCATGCTGTTCGAGCGCCGCGGCATCGACATCCAGGTCGGTTACGTCGGCACCCAGTTCGGCGAAGGCAAGCGCACCATCCGCGCTGACATGCGCGCTGCGCTGGTGGTGATGCGCCCCGCCGCCTTCTGCACCGCCACCGGCATCTGATGATCCCGCGCAGCCGGGCGAAACCTCCCGCCCGGCTGCTCTCTCCCCGGGGCCGGTCTGCTTCAGTCCCCGCAAACCGGCCCCGGCTTTCCCGGCGGCTTTGACTTCCGAGCCGCCCGGCAAGCCCCTTCAGGAGAAAGTCCATGTCCAAGATCGAAGGCTCGCAGGTCCGCATCCGTTCCTGCCGCTTCCCCGCCGCCGCGCTGGGGGCCAATGACGACGTCCTCGCCGACACCGCGCTCGACGAGACCGAGAACACCGTCGTCACTGAATTCGACGGCCAACCCGACGTGCCGCGCAACATCACCGTCAAGGGCAACGCCGCGGCGGTGACCGGCGACGTGGTGATCGCGGGCACCAATGTCGAAGGCGTCGCCATCACCGAGACGATCGCCCTCAACGCCGCCAACACCGTGGTCGGCAACAAGGCCTTCGCCACCGTCACCAGCATCACCCTGCCGCCCTACGCCTCGGCCGACACCGAGCGCGTCCGGGTCGGCCTGGGTGCCAAGCTCGGCCTGCCGGTGCGCCTGTCGCGCAACACGGTGATCGCCGCCTTCCGGGACAATGCCCGCGAAGGCGCCGCGCCGACGATCGCGATCTCCGCCTCGGCGATCGAGAGCAACACCGCGACGCTCAATTCCGCGCTCAACGGCTCGGACGTGATCGTCGACCTCTACGAAACCCAGTGAAGGACGCTGCCATGAGCAATACCGACCAGATCTGCGCCCAGCGCCTCTATCTCACCGCCGACAAGAAGCTGGTGCCCGAGGGCGACAAGCGCGCCGCCTTCCTTTACGCTTCGCTCGGCGACATCATCCCGGGCGAGGCTGCCGCGAAGTTCGGCCTGAAGGATGGCGCGCTGCCGGCGAAGAAGGCGGTGAAGCAGGAAGGCAGCGACAAGCAGCCCTCTGCCCCCGCCGCCAAGCCCAAGGCCCCTGCCGCCAAGCCCAAGGCTCCGGCGGAAACCAAGCCCAAGGCTCCGGCCGAGACCAAGGTCGCCTGACCGATGGGCACCCGCGTCCGCGTCATCACCGAGGCCGCTCCGGCGATCGTGCTCTCCTATCCCCGCGATGCCGATCCGGTGTTCGGGGAGGAGTTGACCGAGGTCGCGCAGCTGCCGCCGCAGTTCGAGCAGGAGTTCACGCTGGACGCCGGTTTCGATCTGCTGGTGGCCGAGATGCCCGTCCTGCCCGGTGCGGTGGCGGTGACGGCGGTTGACGCGGTGGCCGGGCAGGAGGCCGCCTGATGGCCCTGCTCGATCGCGTCAAGCTGCGGGTGCCCAGCGATCTGCCCGACGGCGAGCTCACCGCGATGATCGATGCGATCACCGCCGAGCTCGACGCGCGCTTCGGCGCGGCCGGCGCGATCGAGGAGACGCTGGGCGATCTGGCCGATCCGTCCTCGCGCCGGATGGTGACGCTGCGCCTGACCCGCCCGGCCGACACCACCCAGGCGATGACCGTGACCGAGATCGATCCCGGCAACACCGGCAAGGATGCCGACGAGCTGGTGCTTGATCCCACCGATTACGCGGTGCTGCACGGCGGGCGCACCCTGCTGCGCCTGACCGGCGGCCCGAACGCGCGGACGCACTGGGCACCGCTGGTGCGGGTCGCCTACACCCCGGTCGGGCTGGCGGCTGCGCGGGACGAGGTGACGATCAAGCTGATCGCGCTCGACCTGTCCTATCGCGGCGCGCTGCGCAGCGAGCGGGCGGGCGATTACCAGTTCACCCTGAGCGGCGACATGGCCGCCGATCGCGAGGCGATCCTGCAGACGCTGGATGACCGGCGCGGGATGGTGATGGCATGAGCGAGCCCGAAACCTTCGATCCAGAGCGCGCCGGTGTCTCCACCTGCGAATGGTGTGGTGGCGATTTCCTGCCCGAGGACATGGACGGCGAACACTGCCGCGAGTGTGCCCATGAAATCTTTGAGGGTGAGGCATGAGCTGGTGGGAAGCCCTGCACCTGGTGATCTCGGCGGCGCTGGCGATCGGGCTGTTCGTCGTCAGCGACGACGAGCCCTTCTGGGTGCGGCTGTGCCAGGCGGTCCTGGTCGGCCTGCTCTGGCTGCCGCTGCTGATCCTGTTTGCGCTGATGCTGCTGGTCGACGGCGTGGCCACCCTGATCGCGCGGTGGCGCAAATGATCGACGGCCGCCTCACGATGCGCGCCCGGGTGGAGCGCAACACCGCTTCCGGCACCGATAGCTGGGGCAACCCGGTCGCGCCGGTGTTCACCGTGCTGCACGTGGCGCTGCCGTGCTTTGTCCATTCGAAGAGCAGCCGCGAGCTGGTCGACGGGGCGAAGACCGCGATGATCGAGGATCTGCGCGTGATGGTTTCCCGCACCGCCGATCTGGCCGAGGGCGACGAGATCACCGCGGTTTCCGATCGCAACGGCAACGTCCTGATCCCCGGCCGCCTGAAGGTCGAAGGCCCCGTCCAGTTCAAGCACACCCACCGCGAAGCCGCCCTCCAGAGGATCGGGTGATGGGCGAGCGGCCAACCAACATCAATGTTCGCCGCGATAGCGCCGATCCGGGCGGGGTCGGGTTCTGGGCGCTCGTCTACATTGCTGGATGCCTGCTCTGGTGGTGGCTCGCATGAGCTCGCAGTCGCTCACCTGGAACGGCCCGGCGCTGACCGCGAAGATGCGCGCGGCGCAGAAGCTCGGCGTGAATGCGACGATGGCCGCGTGCGTCGTCCAGGCCAAGGCGAACCACTCCTGGGAAAACCAGACCGGGATCCTCGAGGGTTCCATCAAGATCGCCGAGTTCGCGCGCGATGAAGGCGCGGGCGTGGCCGGCACCTGGGGATCGACCGATGTCCGCTACGCCCTGATCCACGAGCTGGGCGGCGTGATCGTGCCGGTGCGCGCGCAGGCGCTGAAGTTCCGCCTGCCCGACGGATCGTTCCGCATCGTCAAGAGCGTCACCATCCCCGCGCGCCCCTACCTGCGCCCCGCGGCCGACGCGATCTACCCCAAGCTGGCGGGCAACATCAAAGCCGCTTTCGAGAAGTCCTCGAGCGCCTCTCAGGGGGGCGTGAGCGATGCCTGAGATTGCTGATCTCGAAGGCGGGGTGGTCGCCTTCCTGAAGGACGACACCGCCACCAACGCCGTCACCGGCGGGCGCATCTTCGGCGGCGAGCTTCACCCGGCCGAGACCGCATCGATGCCGCGCACCGCGATCGTGGTGAAGGTCTCGGGCGGGCTCCAGCTGCTCGGCGACACCTTTGTCGAGCACGATACCCAGCGGGTCGATGTTTTCGCCTTCGGGCCGACCCCGCGCGAAGCCGCCGCCGTCCTTCGCACCGCCGCGCTGGCCCTGCGCGGTCTGCGCCGGTCGGTTCACGCCGGCTGCCTCATTCACTGGGCCAATTCCGCCAGCGGTTCGATCGCCGGCCGCGAGCCGGTGACCGAGTGGCCCCGCCATTTCCAATCCTTCCAGGTCATGCACGGCCTGGTCGCCATCGAGGAGTAACCAACCATGACCCCCTTCGAAATCATCGGTGCCCCGCTGACCCTCTGGCTCGCGCCGGTCGGCACCACCTTTCCCGTCATCAATGCCGCCCCGTCGGAAGACTGGGTGAAGGTCGGCACAAACGGCGATCGCAACTACGAGAACGGCGGCGTCACCGTCACCCACGGCAAGACCTACGACAAGGTGCGCACCGCCGGGGCTTCGGGGCCGGTCAAGGCCTTCCTCACCGAAGAAGACCTGATGTTCGGCCTGACCCTGCTCGACATCACGCTCGAGCAGTATCAGCTCGCGCTCAACGGCAACGCGATCACCACCGTCGCGCCGGGTTCGGGCACGCAGGGCACCAAGAAGATCGGCCTGTCCGAGGACGTCGGCCGGACCAAGGAATACGCCCTGCTTGCGCGCGGCCTTTCGCCCTACAACGAGGCGCTGGCGATGCAGTACTGCGTCCCGCGCTGCTTCCAGTCGGGCGCTCCGGCTCCGGTGTTCCGCAAGGGCGGGACCGGCGCGGGGCTGGCGCTGCGGTTCGAGGCGCTGGAGGATCTGACCACCGAAACCGCGCAGGAGCGGTTCGGCTACATCCTCGCCGCCCACCTCGCCGCGCTCTGATCGTGGCACAAGGTCTTCCTTCCAGGGTGCCGTCCGGCGCGCTGCTGGATCTCGACACGCTCGTCGTGCGACCGTTCATCATGGTCGACGGCGAGCGGGTGGAGATCCTCAACCCGGACGAGCTGAGCGTGATCGAGAGCCACCGCTTCGGCGTCTGGGGGCGGCGGATCGAGGCGCTGGCGGAGCAGACCGGCAAAGAGGCGGAAGACGAGCTCGAGGCGCTGGTGGCGACTGTCGCGCGCAAGATCTGCGTCGGCGCGTCGGACGAGCTGTTCGCCAGGCTGCCCGGATCGCAGCGATGGGCCATCATCGACCTTTTTACCGGGCTCCGGCTGCGATCGACGCTGAAGGTGGCCGGAGCGATGGCAGCAGCAACAGGGGAGATGCCCGAGGCGCTCCGGCACCGGACTGGGGCGAGCTCATCCCCCGGCTCCAGCGGTTCTACGGCGGACGCCCGCAGGACTGGCTGGAGGCGGTTCCTGCCGGGCTGGTGAGGGCGTTCGTGAAGATGCTCCCCCGCCTCGAGGCAGGCGAAACGCTGGTGGCGGTCAACCGGGCCGCGCTGGGCAACAACACCGGGTTCGAAAGCGAACAGGAGCGCCAGCGCGTGATCGAAGCCCTGCGGCACAAGGCAAGCGGCGAAGCGCCGCCCGCCCCGGCAAAGGCCGATCCGTCCGATCTGGCGGCAATGGGGATCGCGGTGCAGGCGGCAGGGGAAGACGCCGCGCCGATCGCCGATCTCGCGGCGTGGCTGGATCACCCCCCGGGCAGCGCAGCGGCAGGGGAGAACGGGCGTGGCTGAAAGTCTCGGCGAAGCTCTCCTTGTCCTGAGAACCGATGACGGCGCGTTCAACAGCGGCGTGCAGCAGGCCGAGGGCAAGGCCCAGCGGCTGGGCGCGCAGCTCGACAAGACCAAGGGCTCGTCCGCCCAGCTGGCCGCCGAGATGCAGCGCACCGGGCAGGGCGTGCTGGTGCTGGGCCGCAATTACGAGATCGCCGGGCAGAAGGTGATCGCGTCGGCCGGGGCGCAGCGGCAGGGGATGCAGCAGCTCGGCTACCAGCTGGGCGATATCGCCACGATGTATTCGCTGGGTGCGCGGCCGGCACAGATCTTCGCCAGCCAGATCGGCCAGGTGACGCAGGCGGTGCAGCTGATGGGCGGCGGGACGAGCCGGGTGGCGGCGTTCCTCGGCGGGCCGTGGGGTATCGCGCTGAGCGTCGGCGTGATCGCGCTCTCGCCCTTCATCGCCAAGCTGTTCGAGGCCGAGGACGCGTTGAAGGGCGTCGAGTTCGCGTCCGACAGGCTGGGCGATGCGCAGGGCATTCTCGGGCGGGTGATCGACGAGACCACCGGCAAGGTGAATGCCCAGTCGCAGGCGATGCTGGCGCTGGCGCGGGCGCAGGCGGCGGCCGGGATGGTCGGCGCGATGCAGCGGCAGGCGGCGGCGCGCAGCGAGCTGCAGTCGATCGGACAGGGCGGGCTCGGCGATCTCCGGGTCGAGGGCACGATGGGCGGCCTGCGCCTGACCCGCGACGAGAACGGATCGCGCATCGTCGAGCTGTTCCGCAGCGGGCGGCTGACCGGTGCCGCCGCCGAGCAGCAGCTGCGCGCCCGGATGGAAAGCGGGCTGATCTCGCGCGAGGCCTATTTCCGCGCGGCGCAGGCGATCACCAGCTTCGATGTCGAGGGCGCGAATGTCGCGGTCTTCAAGGACACGCTGGCCGGGCTTGACGGCGACAGCGCGGCCGCGTTGCGGGTGCTCGGCCCGACTGGCAGCCCGCGCGGGCGCGGCGGGCGTCCGGCGGCCGGGCAGGCGACGATCGATGCCCGGTTCGAGAGCGATCTGATCGCCATCACCCAGCGGATCCTGCAGGCGCGCATGCAGATCGCCACCACCGCCGAGGAGCGGGCGGAACTGGCAGCGCGCGGGGTCGAGTGGGACCGGCGCGAGGCGCTTGCCGCGATCGCCGCGCGCGAGGGGCTGGACGACGCCCAGCGCGCCGAGCTGGAGGCCGCCGCCAACCGCCTTGCCGATATCGAGCTGGAGGCGATCGAATTCACCAAGCGCCGCGAGCTGGCGCGCGATGCCCAGGCGCTGGCCGACGAGCGGTTCCGGGGTGAGGCCGAGGCGCTGCAGATCGCGGGCGATCTGGCCGATACCGAGGCCGAGCGGCGCGATATCGCGCTGCGGCTCTACGATGCCCAGGTCGCGATGGAGCGGCTGGCGCTGCAGACCGTCGTCGACATGGCGGCGCGCGGCGAGATCGAGAAGCGCGAGGGCGAGCTGGCGGCCCAGCGGCTCGCCAACCTCAACGCCAACGCCGGTGCCGGGCGTGCCGCCGTGGCGCGCCAGAACGAGACCGAGGCCGAGCGGTATCTGCGCGGGGTCAACGCCACGTCCGGCCAGATCAACGAGGCGCTCGACGGCATCAGGATCGACGGGCTCGAATCGCTCAACGACGGGCTGACCCGCGCGATCATGGGGGCGGAAAGCCTTGGCGATGTCTTCAGCCGGGTGGCGGACCAGATCATCGCCGACCTGCTGCGCATCGCGATCCAGCAGGCGATCATTCGTCCGCTCGCCAACAGCCTGTTTGGCGGGATGGGTGGCGGTGATGGGGGCGGCGGGCTGGGCAGCCTGTTTGCCGGCTTCTTCGCAACCGGTGGCACCATCCCGACGGGCCAGTTCGGCATCGTCGGCGAGGAAGGGCCCGAGATCGCCTATGCCGGCCCCGGCGGGCTGGGCATCCTGTCGAACAGCGACAGCCGCAAGATGATCGGCGGCGCGGGTGGCGGCACCAACGTCACCATCCCGATCAGCATTGATGCGACCGGGGCCGATCCGGCCGCGATCGCGCGGCTCAATACCAAGCTCGACCAGCTGCGCAACGAGCTGCCGGGCACCATCGTCACCACGGTGCAGGACGCCAGCGACCGCCGCATCATCAACATCGGAGGTGGCCGGTGATCCTTGACCAGCCCGCGACCCTTTCCGGCATCGCCCGTGTCACCTTCGAGCCCCAGCGGATCGATTACGCCGCGCCCGAGGCGAGTGGCCGGCAAGGCGGGGTGCAGGCGGGCTGGCCGCTGTGGGCCGCGCGCTTCGAGATCGACCGATCGGATCCGACCAGTGCGGATCTGTGGCGCGCCTTCCTTGCGCGGATGCGGGGGCGGATCCGGCGCTTCTACGGTTACGATCCGACCCGGCGTTTCCCGCTTGCCCGGCGCTTCGGCTTTGCCGGGCTGGTGCGGGCCGGAACCACCACCGCCTTCGACGGCAGCGCGACCAGCTGGAGCCAGGTGATCAACGCCGATGGCGATGCCGAGATCACGCTGAACGGTCTGCCCGCCGGGCTGGTGCTGTCGGTGGGGGATTACATCGGCTTCAAGTGGGACGCCGAGGGCGCGGACGAGGGCAGTTTCGAGCGGCGGACGCTGGCGCGCGCCGTGCTGCCGGCGACGGCGAACGGATCGGGCGTGGCGGTGGTGACGGCCGAGCCGCCGCTCAACACCGCGCTGGTGCCTTCGGGCGCGATCGCCCACCTCGATAACCCGATGTGCGTGATGCAGCTGGTGCCGGAGGATAGCCAGCTGGGGCCGATCGGGGCGGGAGGCATCCTTGCCGGGGGCGCGATCACCGCGATTCAGGATCTGCGCGCATGAAGACGCTGGATCCTGCCGCGCTCGCCGCGCTCGAGGCCGGGGATGCGATTGTCAGCGGCGCGCTGGAAATCGCCTGCGATCCGCCGGTGCGGGTGTGGGGCGGGTGGCACGAGCTGCCGCTGGACGGCAACACCTTCCTGCCGATCGGCGATCGCGGGCTGGCGCAGGTGATGGGTGGGGCGCTGGGCGATGCGGCGCAGAACATCATCCTGAAGCTTTCGGGCATCGATCCGGAAACGGCCGCGCTGCTCGATGCCAGCGAACTGGCCAGTGCGCCGGCGGTGCTGTGGCGGCTGATCTTCTCGTCCGATGGCAACACCCTGCTCGGGGCCGATGTCTGGCGGCGCGGGCGGCTCGACACGCTCAGCCGCGAGGAAGACGTGGGCGGCGAGGCCGCGATCATCGGCGAGCTGGAAAGCCCGGCCAAGGGGCTCGGCCGGCGCGGCTCGCGGATGCGGTCCGATGCCGACCAGCGCCTGATCGACGCCGATGACGGCTTCTTCAAGAACGTCTCATACGCCGGTGAGAAGACGCTCTACTGGGGCGGGCGGCGTCCGGCGCGCGCCGGTTCGGCCCTGCCCGGCACTGGCGGCGGGTTTGGCAGCGGCGTGGCCAGTGCATTTGCCCAGGTGCAGCGATGAGCCGCGATATCGCCGCCCTGATCGCCTTGCTGGAGGCGCGGCATGCACGCCCGTTCGGATGGCCGCGCGGGGGTGACTGCGTGAGCTTCGCCGCCGCCTGCATCAAGGCGCAGACCGGGGTTGATCTGCTGGCGGGGATTCCGCGCTGGGCCAACCGTGCCGAGGCGCTGGCCATCGCCCGCGAACGCGGGGGGCTGAGGAAAGCGATCAATGCCCGGCTGCGCCAGATCGCCCCGGCAATGGCGCGGCGCGGCGATATCGCTGGCCTGCCCGACCGGCTGCTGGGTGTCCGGCTGATGGTGATCGAGGGGGCCACGCTGGTCGCCCCCGGCAAGCGCGGGCTGGAACGCCTGCCGCGCGAGGCGATGACGCTGGCCTGGTCGATCGAGGGGCTTGGCGTATGAGCCGGGTGGTGCGCACGGTGATCGGCGCGGCGCTGGTGGTGGCCGGCGCGGTGACCGGCAATTTCGCGCTGGTGGCTGCCGGGGCGTCGCTGGTGAGCGGCGGACTGTTCGGCCCGAAGGTGCCCAAGCGCGCTGCCGCCGCGGCGCAGCTGCAACTGGGCGAACAGCCGCGACAGGCGGTGCTGGGCCGGGCGGCGGTGAGCGGTTCGCTGGTCGACGCCTTCAACTATGGCGGCAAGTACGGCACCGACTGGGAAGTGCTGGTGATCGCGCTGGCGGATCACCGCTGCGATGCGCTGGAAGGCTTCTACGTCGATGACGCCTATCACGCCTTCGCCGGGGACGGTGTTGTCTCGGGCTTCAACAGCCAGCTCGAGGTCTATTGGCGCGACGGGCAGTGGAGCCAGAGCGTCCCGTCGATCCTCACCACCAACGGCCCGGGCTGGACGGCGAACGATCGCGGGCGGGGCGTTGCCTATGTCGTCGTCGCCTACAAGGCCGACAAGTCGGACGCGAAGAACCCCGTCTGGCCGAGCGGTCGCCCGCGCTTCCGTTGGGTGGTGCGCGGCCTGCGTTGCTATCAGGCGCGCAAGGACAGCACCGTCGGCGGCAGCGGGACGCACCGGCGCGACGATCCAGCCACCTGGGAATGGACCGAGAACACGATCGATATCCGCTACAACTGGGTGCGCGGGATCTATGCCGGCGATCTGGTCGACCAGCCCGGGATGCTGCTGATCGGGCGCGGGCTGAGCGCGATCGAGGCTCCGCCCGCCAATGTCTTCGCCCGCGCCAACCTGTGCGACGAGACTGTCGGCGGCGCGGCGCGTTACCGGATCGGCGGCGTGGTGGCTTCCACCGAGACCTTTATCGAGGTCGAAAGCGATTTCGCCGCAGCGGTGGCAGGGGTGATCAGCCAGCCCGGAGGCGCGGTGGAGGTTGATCCGGGCGAGGCCAAGACCCCGGTCGCGCACTTCACCGATGATGATCTGATCGTCGGCAGCAAGGTGATCTGGAACGAGGGCATCCTCAGCGGGGCCGACGATAGCTGGGTGAACACGGTTGCCGCCCGCTATGTCGAACCGGCGCAACGCTGGAACCAGCACACCGCCCCGGTGCGCCGCGATCTGGACGACGTGGTGGCCGATGGCGGCCCGCGCGAACAGCAGCCGCAGCTCGACCTTGTCACTTACGGCGCGCAGGCGCAGCGGGTGGCCGAGATCATCCGCCGCCTCGGACGCCTCTGGGGGCGCGGGCAGGTGACCTTGCCGCCGCGCTTTTCCTTTATCGAGGAAGGCGACTGGGTGACCTGGCAGAGCGCCCGCCGCTTCGGCGGGGCGACGCTGACCTTCCGGGTCGAGGCATGGGGATCGGACAAGGCCTGGCATCACACGCTGACCCTGCGCCAGATCTCGGCCAGCGTCTTTTCCGACACCGATCCGCTCGACGATGGTTCGGTGGCCGAGGATCAGGACGCGCCGCCCGCGATCGCCGCGCCCGATAGCGGTGCCTTTGCCCTTGCCGCCGCGCCGGGGCCGCTGCTGGTGGTGACCGGGGCGGTTGACGATCCGGCGGCGCAGCTGGTGATGTTCGAGTTCGTCCAGAGCGCCACCGCGCCCGACGGCAGCACGGTGTGGGTCGAGGCGGGCACCAGCCGGCCCGATGTGACCCGGCGCGAGATCGCGGTGGGCCAGGCCGGGACCTATTATGCGGCGGTGTCCTATGTGGTCGACGGGGTGACCGGCGATCGCCGGGTGCTTGGCCCGGTCACCACCAACGCGCCCGGCGGGGTGCGCACCATCCTTTCGCGGACGGTCGCCTTCCCGCTTTCGAGCGATGACGACAGTATCTCCATCGCCGCCTTCGACGCCGTCCTGAGCGACGGCAGCTCGGTCTCGTTCGGTTCCGACACGATCGGATCGCTTTTGTCCGACACCAGCTACGGCGTGTTCTGGAACCCCGCGACGCCCGGTTACGAGGCGCATGTCAGCCCGTCGCTCACCCAGATGGCCAACCCGGCACTGGTGCTGATCGGCACCCAGAGCACCAGCTCCGGCGGCACCTTCACACCTCCGCCCACTCCGCCCGATGGCGGCGGCGGCGACGGCACCCATCCCTATTGACCTGATGACGAGACAGAAACCATGAGCCAGCACTCCGAAATCATCGCTGCCCCTTACACCATCTGGGTCGCACCGGCCGGCACCGCGTTCCCGGATATCGGGACCACGCCGGGAGAGGACTGGATCAGGATCGGCACCAGCGGCGATCGCAATTATGCGGCTGGCGGCGTTGCGATCCAGCATCAAAGCAGCTTCGGACAGTCCACCCCTGCAGGGGCCAGCGTCCCGTCGACTGCCTTTGTTGATACGGAGCAGTTCCGCATCCGCGTCGAGCTGCTCGACATGACGCTCGAACAATATTCCGAAGCGCTGGGGCGCAACAGCGTGAGCCTGTCGCCCGCCGCGCCCGGAGTGGTCGGGTATCGCACGGTCGGGCTCAGCCGACCTTTGCGGCAGCAGTCGGTGATGTCGTTGCTGGCACGCGGCGTATCGCCCTATGGCGAGGGGCTGGAGGCGCAGTACGAGGTGCCAAGGTGTCAGGAGGTCGGCAGTCCGCAGCTGGTCTTCACGCGCGGTCAGCCGACCCGGCTTGCGATCGAATACATGGCCCTGGAGAACCCGAACGCGAAATCCGAAGACGAGATTTTCGGCCGCCTGATCGCGCAGGATCAGGCCGCGCTGCCGCCCGTTGTTCCCACGCCGACTATCAGCGGCACCGCGAATATCGGGCAGGTTCTGACCGGGGAGGTCGGGACAATCGCCGGCGGTGTGCTGAGTGGCCTCCAATGGTTGCGCGATGGGGGGGCAATTCCGGGCGCGACCGGCAGCACTTACACGCTGGTCAACGCTGACAGCGGCAAGGTCATCACCCTCCTGGCGACCGCGACAGGTGCGGGCGGCGAGGCCAGCGCCACCAGTGCGCCCACCGCGATCGTCTCGACGCTGGCGGTGCTGGAGCCGAGCGCGGATTGGGATGGCACACTCGGCAGCGGCTTTGGCGGCGCATTTGCCGCCGTGCCCACCGATCCGACCCGGACGACCGGCAAGCCCGCCCTGCGCCTGATCGTGCCACCCAATCAGCATTTCACCGAAACGCTTGATGTCGGCGTGATTGCGATGGCGAACGATGATGGATCGCTGCTCGACAATTTCGGGATCGACAACGTCCGCTTCGTTTATGAAGGCGGCGAGGCGACCGTCAGCGCGAGCACCCTCCACACCATCCAGACCGAGCGCGGGGCACGCACCTATTTCGGGTGGTGGGTGCGACTGCGCAAGCCTTCCGGAACGGCGGGTAAAGCGCAGCTTTACATCGAGGCGACCGCCAATGACGCTACTATGCAGAAGCGTGTTATCGGCCCCTACAACTTCTCGCCCATCGATACCGAATACGATCTGGAGCTGGAGATCAATCCCGATCTGCCGGAAGTTGCAGGCGAGCGGTATCAATCCTTCTGGCCTGCCATCAGCTACGCGCGCACCCAGCTGCCGCACAACCCGCGCTTCCTCATTACAAAGGCGGGCAAATACGAGATCGAGCGCAACCCGGCCAACGATGCGGAAGCGCCGACCGACCAGTACGATATCACCGGGCGCTACACCATCGAGGCCAGCGTGCCGGGGGTGTCGATCGGGCGGCTCGGGTACGAGACCGACGTGCTTGCGCAAATTCCGGGTCATCGCACCTATTGGCGGTTCCGTGGCAGCAACCTGACCTATGACACGCGCTATGTGACGAACCTTTCGGCGCGTGCGGCGCTGGCATTCCCGGACGATGTCCAGCACTGGATGGACGGTATTACCATCACGACCAGCGACCCGAACGGCAAGGACGAGCTTTTCCGTGGCGGCACAACCCCGCGCTCGTCACAGGTTGTGCTGGGTAGGCCAATCTACACCGAATGCCAGTTCATCAACCAGAACACCCCCGCCAACAATGCCTTGCTTGTGCGCGGGTGCCATTTTGAAAACTCGTCGCAAGACATCATTTCGAATTCGCTCTGCGCGGTTCACAATAGCTTTGACCGTTCGGATCAGTTGTTCTGGAACGGTGATGCAGTCGCTGGCACGGTCACGATTCCACCCGGTGACACGCTCGCCCGCGAGGGGGGCAACTATTCGAGCGGCACCAACGGCGGGCTCTGGACGGCGGTTGTCGGTGGCGTCACCTATACCTTTGATGTCGGCAACGGCAGCTTTGCCTATTTCGCGGGTACGGCAACGTATCGCGGGGTTAGCGGCGTCGGCGGTTATTGGGTCAGTGATGTCTTCGAATGGCTCAATTCGCTGCCCGGATGGTCTGCCACCATTTCCAGCGACTTCGAGACCCGCGACCGCGTGGCGGCGGCACTTTCCCGTCCCGGCCTGAAGGGGCAGGGTTTCGACGGGACGCCGCATCCGATCATCACTGGCGACGGCACTCCGCGCACGCTGACATGGTGCGTGGATACACATGGCGACTGGTATCAGCACACATCGGGCGAGCTGGAAAACGTCATGGTCGCTTTCAACCGCGCATGGCATCTCGAAACGCAGATGATCTTCCTTGCACCGATCCTGTCGGGCGGGACGGCAGCAAGCCGCGACATGTTCTTCGTCGCCAACTCGCTTTCGGCCGATCCTGTGCTGCGGGCGGCGCAGTATTACGATCCCAACGCCATTTCCTCCCAGCTTTCGCGCTCGCAGGACATGAGCCATGTCGTGATTGCCCATAACACGGTGGCGAACCAGCGCATCCTGCCAAACTTCTCGTCGGGGAACGTGCGCGATCAGGGTTACAACCTGATGAAGAACAACACCTTTCGCGCCTTCATCTGGAACGGCGGCGTTGTCGCACCGGATATGGTGGTGGACGGGCTGCTTATCCATGAAGGGCAGTCGGTGCCTGACGGGGTTTCGAACTACATCGTGCGCGGCACTGCCGAGACGCTGTATGCCGATCCGTTCAACGGAGACTTCGCGCCAACCGCGTTGCTGAAACAGGAAGGTTTCGAGCCCGCTGTTCCGTTCGATGGGAATGCCGTTGCCTTCCCCGATCCGGCAGCGCCCGGCGCTGTTCCGGCATTGGCCGATGTGCTGCTTGTGCCGCCCGTTATTCCCGAACCTACGGACGTGCTTGGGCCGGACGGCCTGGCGCTAGCGTCGGCCCTTGGGGAAATCACCGAAGGCGGGATGTGGCTGTTTTCCGCAGCCTCCAATCCGGGTCTGTGGCGTGCCACGAACCTTGCCGGCGCCGCCGACGATTTCATTCAGGGGACAGCCGCAGCGCAGCCTTCAATTGGCACGGACGGGGCGACCTTTGACGCCAACGATCAGGTCAATTCCTCGCTGTTTTCCGGCCTGTATGATTTCTACATCCTGCTTCGGAAGGACGCCGGTTCGACAGTCGGGCAAATCATCCGCAACAATTTGATCCTTGCCGAAGGTTCGTCAACGGCGGCTTCGGTTGCGGCGGGTTCGAGCGTGCTTGTCAATGGCGATGCCACGGCCACACGGGATGACCTGTTTACGGCGCTTGATGCAGAAATCAGCGCCGCGACACAGTGGGCCGAAGTGCGGGTTGAAAACCTTGCCTTGTCGGCCTTCGAGCTGGGCCGGAGCGGCGGGGATGCGTTCCAGGGCGACATTCTGGCCGTGGTGGCGATCCCGCGCTTTGCTACCGAAACGCCGGAGCAGCTTGCCGCCTTGCACGATCTGGCGCGGGCGTGGATGCTGGAACTCAAGCCCGGCCTGCCCGCATATGCCGCCATTGCCCCGTCTTTCACCGCGTCGAGCATCAGCGGGACGCCGGAAGATGGGCAGGTGCTCACCGCCAATGCCACGGTCACCGGCGATGCGCCGATCACGCTGGCCTATCAGTGGCAATACAACGGCACCGACATCAGCGGCCAGACCGCGCAGACCATTACGCTCGATCAATCGGGCATGGGCCTGTTCAATGGCGGGACGATTTCCTGCGAGATTTCCGCGACCAATGCAGGGGGCAGCGCCAGCGACGAACCTTCGGTGACGTTCGTTTCGGATGCGACACCGGCGCAGGCGGCGCTCGAGGCCGAACTTGCTGCCGCCACCAAGTCGGGGATGTATGATTGCCGCACGGCGTCCGATGATGGCTCCACGCTTTCGGTTGCCAATCTGTCGGGCGGGCTTGGCGCGATGACGCAAAACACCGCTGCCAACAAGCCTGCGATCAGCGCCACGAACGGCCTTGGCTTCGATGGCAGCAACGACCGCGTCGGCATTCCGTCCGCCCTCGAACCCTATACCGTTGACCTGCTGATGCGCAAAGGCGCTGGTAGCACGACCGGCCACGTTGTCGCGGGCCTTCGTCTTTACACGGATGGCAGCGCGATCGGCATGGGAACGGGCACGACCACGGTTGATGGCGTGGCGGTGACAACGCGCGATGCGTTTTACGAGGCGCTCAATGACGGGGATTGGCACCATGTCCGGTTTACGGCGCTCACCGCGACTTCGCCGGGGACAATTTTCCTCGGCCAGACTGCGGCGGCGATGCTGGGTGATGTGAAGCTGGCGATTGCAATCAACGAGGTCGAATTTAGCGGCACACCGCTAGACGACGCCCGCGCTGCTTCGGCGGCTTGGATTGCGGAGCAACTGGCATGACGTGCTCCGGAGCCGAGCGCCTGATGCGCATTGCCTTTTCGCGGAGCCCGGCATGATGAAATTAGTAAGGAGAAATGGATCATGAGCCGACGTAAAGGCACCGCCGCCGAAGCCCCGGCCACCGCCTCCGAGGCTACCCTGATGATCGGCGAATACGTCCAGGTCGAGCGCGACAAGGCGCTCGAGCGGCTCGCGGCCGAGGCGGCGATCGACCGGATCAAGCAGCAGCGCGACCAGCGCCTCGCCGAGCTGGAGGCCGAAGCCAAGCCGCTGTTCGCCGGCTTGAAGGCATGGTGGGAGGCCGGCGGGAAGGACGAGCTCGCCAAGGGCAAACGCTCGGCCGAGCTGGCGGGCGCGAAGATCGGCATCCGGCTCACGCCGCCGGCGGTGAAGTTCCGGCGCGGGGTCAAGGCGGCCGACGTCATCGCCTGGCTGCGCGATCTGCGTTGGGCGCGGGCGAAGGACTTCCTGCGCACCAAGATCGATCTCGACAGGCAGGCGGTGATCAAGGCGGTCTCGGCCGACGAGGAGATCGGCGACAAGTTCGCCGCGCACCTCTTCATCGAGCAGACCGACGAGTTCTTCATCGACACCGGGCTGGACGAGGACGAGCTGAAGAAGGAGGTGGCTGCCTCCTGAAACGGGGGTGGTCGGGTCGCTCCAACGACCCGAACCGCGAGGCTCACGCTCGCACCTGGGGCCGTCATGACCGGCCCGTCGGCTCCCCCGGCCGCAAGCGGCGGAGCCATCCTGGGTGTGACTGATGAAAGAAGAGTATAGATGCGGATCTTGCCGCGCCCTGCTGTTTCGGGCAGATCGCGGGGCGCTGGCAGCCGAGATTGAGGTCAAGTGCCGCCGTTGCCGGCAGATCAATTCATGGAGGCCAACGAGCCCTTCTCAGACCGCCGCGAGCGAGCCTTGAGGAGATTGTGATGACTTCGCTCGAGCCCGTCCGCCCGGTCCAGCCGGTGGCCCCTTGGCTGGGTGGCAAGCGCGCCCTTTCGCGCCGCATTGCTGCCCGCATCGCCGGGATCCCGCACACCCGCTATGTCGAGCCCTTCATCGGCATGGGCGGGGTGTTCTTCCGCCGCCCGCATCGCCCGAAGCTGGAAGTGATCAACGACGTGAATCGTGACGTCGTCACGCTGTTCCGCATCCTCCAGCGGCACTACCAGCAGCTGCTCGATGTGCTGAAGTTCCAGCTCTACAGCCGCGCCGATTTCGAGCGGCTGCGTGCTACCCCGGCCGACCTGCTGACCGATCTGGAGCGGGCGGCGCGCTTCCTCTACCTCCAGAAGACCGGCTTCGGCGGGATGGGGCGCACCTTCGGGATCGACTATTCCCGGCCGCGCTGGAGCCTCAGCAAGATCGAGCCGATGCTGGAGGCCGTCCACGAGCGGCTCGAGGACGTGCTGATCGAGTGCCTCGACTTCGGCACCTGCATCGAGCGGTACGACAGCCGGCCGGGGACGCTGTTCTATTGCGATCCGCCCTACTGGGGACACACCGATGACTACGGGAAGGACATCTTCTCACCGGCCGATTTCGAGCGTCTGAGAGGCCTCTTGGGCGGCCTTCAGGGGCGCTTCATTCTGTCACTGAATGACCGGCCGGAGGTGCGAGAGCTGTTTGCCGGTTTCGAGATGGAGGAGGTGTCGCTCAACTACCGGGCTGGCGGCGGGGTGACACCGGCGCAGGAGCTGATCATAAGCGGGTGA